AAAGAGATTTATTTATAACTGATTCTCGAATGGACCCAGTTACAGACTTTTATACAAGAACAGATTATAATATTAAGAGTTGGGAAGATTCAGAGGACGAACATTTAAATATTATAATAGAAAGGTTAAATCAAGGTGAAATAGTTGATTGATTATAAAGGTATAATTGAAGAACTAGATACACAAAAGGTTATTAACCTTATGGAAACCTTAGGGGTAGATAATTATATTGAAAAACCAGGATATGTAATTTTTCCTACGATATGTCATAACGAAGATGCCGATGAGGCGTCTATGAAATTGTATTATTATGAAAACAATCATCTTTTTGTATGTTATACAGAATGTGGGAATATGTCAATATTTAAATTTCTTAAACACTATTATGAGTGTCGAGGAATTAGCTATGACTGGTATCAAGACATATACAAGGTAATTCTTGATTGTAGTAATTACCGCAAACCGGACGGCTTCGCGCCGAAGAGGTATCAACGTGTACGTGATATGTATACTGCGCCTGAGCGTATAGAACTTCCAACATATCCAAATGGCATAATTGATGTATTTACAAAATTCTATCCACCGGAGTGGTTAAACGATGGCATTACTAAAACGAGTATGGAAAAATTTAATATACGCTATTCGGTACCACAGAATAAGATTATAATACCACATTATAATCCAAAAGGCGAACTCGTTGGAATACGAGGGCGCGCCCTTAACGAGTGGGAAGTTGAGAATGTAGGTAAATATATGCCAGTACAGATTGAAGGTAAATGGTATAGTCATCCACTATCACTTAATCTGTATGGATTAAATTGGACTAAAGATAATATAAAGCGAACGGGTACGTGTTTCTTGGTTGAGGCAGAGAAATCTGTCCTCCAAATGGAAGGGTGGGATTTTGCTAACTGCTCGGCCGCAGTATGCGGAAGTCAATTCAATAAGCACGCCTTGAAACTATTGATGCAGACTGCACACCCGCGCGAGGTCGTAATTTGTTTTGATAAAGAGGAATTGCCTGGTAGCGAAGATTATTTTAATAAACTGTGGCAAATAGGAAAGAAATATCAGAACTATTGTGATTTTTCTTTTATATATGATAGAGAAAACTTGTTAGATATGAAGGATTCACCAACAGATAAAGGAAGTGAAGTCTTTTGGAAATTATATAGAAAACGTGTGAGGGTTAAATAAATGAAATGTAAATTAGTTAATAAAGATATAAGAGAAAACTATACCAATGAATTGCTTATAGAGCGCGGGCTTAGCCCCGAAGAACTGGACTACTTCCTTAATGTACCAGATGATTCATATTTAGAAGACCCAACTTTATTAGATAATATAGACCAAGCTTGGGCGCTATTTAAACTTATGGCGCATGCTTCAAAAGATGAAACCATAGCAGTAGTGGTAGATAGCGATGTAGACGGCTTTACCTCAGCCGCAATCTTCATACAATATCTGCGTAAATTTAATAAGGAAGTTAAAGTCATTCCAATTTTACACAAGGGTAAGGGTCATGGTCTATCTGACACATATGAAGATGTAGCCAATACTTATCCATCTTATGTAGTACTTCCAGATGCAGGAAGTAATGACTATGAATATATGGAACGATTGATAATGGAAAGAGAAGGTGGAGATATAATACCAAGCTTTCTAATTCTTGACCACCACATTGTAGAACCAGATACAAAGTTCTGCGACCGAGCAGTGATTGTTAACAATCAGTTGTCATCAAACTATCAGAATAAAGACTTATGTGGTGCAGGAGTGACGTGGCAATTTTGTAGATACGTAGATAGGTGTGAAGATACTTCTTATGCAAATGAGTTTATCGACCTGGCGGCTCTTGGTTTGATTTCTGATATGATGTCAATGCTGTCGCTTGAGAATAGATATATTGTTCATAATGGCTTAAAGAATATCAAAAACTATTTCTTTAAAGCCCTATGCGAAAAACAATCTTTCTCAATGGGCGGCAAGGTCAATCCAATCAGTGTAGCCTTCTATATAACCCCACTCATCAATGCAATGATTCGCGCCGGCGCAGAAGACGAAAAGCAACGCTGTTTCCAAGCCTTCATCGACGGTCATGCAATGGTAGAATCACATAAGCGTGGTGCGAAGGGAACCTATGAAGAAGTCGCAATTGAGTCTGCGCGCGAGTGTACGAATGCGCGTGCGAAGCAGAATCGTATACTTGATAAGGCGGTTGAAGAATTGGAGATTAAAATTGCAAAGCATGATTTGCTTTCAAATAAGATACTGTTTATAAGACTTGAAGATGAAGATTTTCCACCTGAACTTAATGGTCTATGTGCTATGAAGCTCTCGGCTAAATATAAAAAACCAACAATTGTAGCAAGATTAAATGACGATGGAGAAATTAAAGGTTCTTTACGTGGACTTAATGACTCTGAACTGGTTTCATTTAAAGATTTTTTGGATAAAAGCGGTTATTTTACCTTTACAGCTGGCCATGATAACGCTGCGGGCTGTGGAATTTTAGATAAGAATCTCGCTGCCTTCCATGAATATGCAAATAAGGAACTTGAAAATGTAGACTTTGGTGAGTCGTGGTATGAGGTTAATTTTGAACGTATCGCCGCGGACAGTGATATAGAAGATTTAATTGTAGATATTGCAAGTCATGAAGATATTTGGGGACAAGGATGTCCGGAACCACTTATTCATATTAAGGATATTAATATAACGAAGCATGACGTTCAAATTATGGGTAAGAATCAAGACACGGTTAAAATTACAAAGTTTGGAATTGCTTATATGAAGTTCCATGCGAAAGAATTTTTAGAAGAACTGGCGAAGTATGATAATGTGAAATTAGAAGTTGTTGGTAGAGCAAATTTGAATGAGTGGATGGGGAACTATACTCCGCAGATTTTTATTAGTAATTATCAAATAGAAGACGGAACATTGGGGTTTTAATTATGGAAATAGATGAATTACCACTTGGAAAAGCAGAAGATTTAAAAGGACAAAAGTTTGGTAAATTAATGGTTTTATATAGGGTAAAACCACCAGAGCATGTTAAAAATAAAGTAGTTTACTGGAAATGCAAATGTGATTGTGGAAAAATACATATTACTCAAGCCAATAGTTTAAAAAAGGGGCAGTGTACTAGTTGTGGCTGTAATAAAGGACCTCGACCAGAAAATGCTAAAGTGATTGATGAAACTGGTAATCAATATGGATTACTAACAGTTATAGAGCGAGCTGGTAGTAATAGAACAGGGCAAGCTTTATGGAAATGTAAATGTAAATGTGGTAATGAAACAATTGTAGAGGGTACTCGTTTACGTTATGGAGATACTAAAAGTTGTGGCTGTTTAATTGGTAAAAATAATGTTAAGCTAATTTTACCAGGTACAAGATTTGGCCATTTAACCGTTTTGCAGCGAGTAGGCTCAAAAGATAATCGCGCTATTTATAAATGTCGATGTGATTGTGGAAATATAACTATTGTCAGCAGTAATGCTTTAAAACGTGGCAACACTCAATCTTGTGGATGCATTAGACTCTCTAAAGGAGAAGAAAAAATAATGTCATTATTACAAAAAAACAATATATCCTATATAAGAGAATTTAGTTTTAGTAATTGTAAAAGTATCAAAAATTATAAAATACCTTTTGATTTTTATGTTAATAATACTTATCTTATAGAATACGATGGAATACAACACACAGAACCAGCCTTTGGACAAGAATCTTTTGAAATTACTCAACGAAATGATAAGGTTAAAAATGAATATTGTAAAACCCATAATATTCCATTAATTCGTATCCCATACACTCATTATGATAAAATCACAATAGATGATTTGCGTCCAGAAACATCACAGTTTTTAATTACATAGGGGTTTTAAATGAATAATTTTGATAAAATTTTTGAAGAATGGATAAGTTCAATGAGAGACCCGACCCCAGAAGAATGGGATTCTGTTAATAATTATATTGAAAGTATTTCACATCTAACTGGTATAAATATATTTGACCTCATGGACGAATATGAGAAAACCAATTTGACAAAACAATAAAAATCTGATATAATTATAATATAGAACAAGAGAAAAGGAGTAAATGTGAATGAAGAAACTAAGATATCCTCTTTCATTACATAATCATA